TATGGTCTGGGCTGAGGCGTCGCCGGACCAACCGGATGAGCCTGACTACATCGTCGAGGCCAGGGTGCGGCAGCTCGACCTCGGAGACGGCAAGGGCAAGAACGATCACTGGACCTGGGACTGCCTAGACGTCCGCCCCGACCGTGAACCGAAGTACAAGGTCCTTCTCCCTGACGGCGGCTCAGACATCGAAGGAGCGCGCGACATCACCGAGGCAGTCCTCGGCGGCGACTTCTCCGGGCCTGCGTATCCGTACCGGATCGACGGGGATCCTGTGTTGCCCTATTCGATGTATCACGCCCAGCGAACCGGGCACCTCTGGGACTCCTGGGAAGGCCAGGAGCTGTTCGAGTCCACGCTTCTCGTCGCCTGCTACTGGTCCTTCTTCGGCTACGTGCTCAGGGACGCGAGCTATGGACAGCGCTGGGCGATCGGCCTGACCATCGGCGGCGGACATCTCCGGGGAACAGGCAAGGCGACCCGCCGTGAGGTCCACCTCGATCCGTCTGCGATCGCGATGTTCAACGACGAAGGCGCGCCCGGCTCGGGACGCCTCGGTCAGTTCGGAGCGGCTGTCGATCCTGAGCGGTTGCAGCTCGCGATCCAATCCTACGAGAGCGGCTGCCTAACCCACTTCGGGCTGTCACCCGATGACCTTCAACGATCCGGCGGGGCTGAGTCCGGTTACGCCTTGGCCTTGAGACGTGAGTCTGTGAGACGCCTACAGCGCGGGTTTGAGCCTCAGTTCTCGCGCGCCGATCTCCGACTCTTAGCCCTCAGCGCGGCGTTGCTCAACGTCAACGAGGGCTCAAGCCTCCCCGAGTCCGGCTACTCCATCCGCTATGTGGCTGTCCCCCCCAGCCCCAGCGAGAGGGTTGCCAGTCTTGAGGAGGTCAAGACCAAGTTTGAGCTTGGCCTGGCCTCGCCGGTTGACTTCGTACTGGCGGACAATCCCGGCTTCGACCGGACCGAGGCGGCGGAGGCTCTGGAGACGGTGCGATCTGAGCGTGCCCAGTTCGCCAGCATGGATGAGCCCGAAGCAGTGATAGCGGCAGACGGTGAGATCGTGGACGGCATCGTGGGAGTGGACGACGGGGCGAAGGCTTCAGACACTGCGCTCAACGGTGCCCAGGTCTCAGCCGCCGCCGACATCGTGGGGCAGGTTGCCCTGGGTGGGCTGCCTCGTGACGCTGGCGTCTCGATGCTGGTTGAGTTCTTCAACATGAACAGGCAAGCCGCTGAGCGGGTGATGGGCTCAGTGGGTCGCGGGTTCCGCGTAGCGACGCAGACCAACGGAGGGGCAAGACGATGAGCGAAGACAAGACATTCACGCAGGCCGAGGTCGAGGCCTTGATCAAGGAACGCACCAGCGAGCTGCGGTCATCGCGGGCCACCCTCCAGACTGAACTGACCACAGCCAAGGACGGGCTAGAAGCCTGGGAGCGCAAGGCGGTTGGCCTAGAAGCCGAGTCTCAGATGTTCGATGCGACCAGGACGGAGCTTGACAAGATCAAGACAGAGCACGCCACGGCGACGACTCGGTGGCGGCAAGAGCGGGTGATGCTCGGGGCTGGCATCTCCGATCCCGATGTCGTTGAGATCCTCCGGGCGAAGTACGGATCGACCGAAGACGCGGGCGAGTTCGATAAGTGGTTCAGCTCAGAAGGGACCGGACACATTCAAAGATTGCGGCAGTCGTTGGGAGTGGGCGCACAGTCCCAGCCCGCAGCCCCAGCGGTGACGCAGACGGAGCCGGCATCCTCGGACGTGGCGACCTCCCTACCTGACCAGGGAGATGCGCCGCAACAAGCCCCGAGGATGCCAGCATCCAACAACGCAGCAAGGCCGATGCCCGGACCCCCTGAGCAGTACACGCCGGGGATGTATTCAGGGATGAGCCGCGAACAGTTCAAGGCCCAGCTGCCTGAGATTCTCAAGACAGCCTCGGACCCCTGGCCCAACAACTAGGTTGACGCCATCGAGGACAAAGCAATAGGCTAGACGAAGAGCCGCCGAGGCCAGGTCACTCCCACCGTCAACGGGCGAGGCATCGCGGCACCTGAGCAGAGGTCACTCCCACCTCACGGGCGACGCTCAGCCAACCCAAGAATCACCAGAGCCCTGCGGGGCGGGAGAGCCTGATGGCAAACGAAGTTACCTATACCGGGGCAGGCGGCAATCTACGAGCCGCCGAGATTCTGAACGCGATCGTCTGGGAGAACCTCCGAGACCTGACGGACCTCCGGTCCATCTGCGTCAACCTCGGAGACCTTGGCGGCTCTGGCTCATCGAAGCTGGAGACCCCGACGGTCACACTGAACAACGCTATGGCCGCCGCGAACGTCGATGAGACGACAGCGGCAGCCAACACCGCCCTCAGCTCGGGCGCGTTTTCCATGACCATCGCCGCGCAGATCATCTCCTATGAGATCTCGGACCTGATGCAGATCACCAAGGGTCCGGGCGGACTCGGGATCGAGATGCTCGCCGGCGCGGTTGCTGATTCCTACATTCTGCGGTTCACCGATATGGCTTGCGAGTCCGGCGCTGCCTTCGCCAACTCGGTCGGAACGACGACTGTTGACCTCACCGTTGACGACATCTACTCGGCTCAGTTCACGCTGACCCAGGAGCTGGTGAGCAACGAGAAGTCCTGTGTCCTGTATCCGACTCAGCTCACCGACTTCCAGGACTCCCTCCGATCTGAGGGCGGAGCCGTTCAGTGGGTCGCGTCGACGGCAGAGATGCTCCAATCGAAGGGCGTCGGCTTTGTTGGTCGCTGGAATGGCATCGACTTCTATAGCTCGGACAGCGTGAACACCGCTGCGGTCGGTGCCGACTCTGCGGGCTTTATGATGGGCTACGGTGCCTTGGGCTATGCCGAGGGTTCGCCCCGTGCGGCGCTCTCGGGCGCGGTGCAGGCTGCCGTCCCGGCTGGCTCGCCGGTCTATGCCGAGTTCTCTCGGACGGCGAATCCCGGACTGAGCGCGATCGTTGGGCACGCCTATCTCGCGGTGGGCATCTCCGAGGACAATCGGGGCTGCTCGATCATCACGGATCGATAAGCGATGGCGGTTCATGCGTTCCTCAGCATGAAAGAAGATCCCCCCGTGACGTTCGGGGACGCGGTTACCACTGCGCTCCGACGTCACGGGGAGATCCCCGCCCACGTATCGGGCGAGGCTCAGGCGGACGGCTGGCTAATCCGACTCCACTCCTCGGCCAAAGAAGCGAAGGCAGGAAGCAAAGCCGCAGCTTCCTATCTGGTGACAATCAAGGGCGGCGTGTCCACGGTCAGAAAGGCTGAATAGATGACCCAGGTAATCGGTGAACAGGTCCTCCAGGCAGAGCGGCACGACGCCCTCAAGCTGCCCAGAAGCGTCAAGAAGCGACCCCCGTTTCTGTACAAGTCCCACCCGCTGCGGTTCAGCTTCTACGCCAAGACCGGCGAGTGGTTGCCAGACCTGGCGAAGATGTGGATCGATCCTGGCGTCGATGGCGTTGCAGACAGCGGGGACATTACGATCGCCCTGGCTGGCAACACGTCGCGCGGCTGGCAGATCATCCAGCCATCTGACGAGCGCCTCGGCGAGTTCAAGAACTATTCACAGAAGCTCCCCCACATCAGCGGAGGCCACTCCCACATTCCGATCTTCATGGGGATCGACGTTGAGGCGGGCCGCGCGTTCATCACCCCGGACACGGATCGCTGGGTCGCCTTCCGACGTCACCTCATCGCCTCGGGGATCGTCCCTCCCTGCTCGGAGAACATCCGCAACCTGAAGACCCGCGAGCAGCGGGCTCTGTGTGAGCGGCTGGAAGGCAGGCAGTCAAACAGCCCCAACAACGCCGCCCTTGCCCGCCGGTCTGCCAAGGCCCGCGCTCTGCTCGACGCCATGGAAGGCAAGACAAAGACCAAGGCCAAGAGGGCGACCAAGAAGGCGGAGGCGGCTGCCGATGTCACTTGATACCGGCGAGAAGCAGGGAGTCAGGGAGAGGATCTCCAAGATGGCGCAGGACACCATTGAAGCCAACCAAGGCAAGGTGTCCAGAGATGAGGCTTTTAAGATTGCTAGACGTGCTGCCCGCTATGTGGTGGACGGCGAGAAATACCGAAAAGACTAGGGAGACGAGATGGCAACCACCAAGCAGACCAAGGTGCTCACCAGCGCAATCGGCGTTGATGATAACGAGCGGGTCTATACGAGCTTCACAGACGGAGACGCCTCGGACCCGGCGGCTGGCGTGCTCGCCGGGCAGATGACATGGATGGTCCTTGAGGGCAGCGACAAGCTAGTAGCTCGGGTTGTGTATTCGGACGGGACCGAGAAGAAGTGCGTCCTTAGCCTGCTTGCCCTCTAGCTATGGCCCTCATGTTCCAGGACACGCAGGTCCTCT